CATTAGCTGTAAATCTTGCATACTCATCATCAGCTACAGATGTACTATCAATCTTAACTGCATTTGTATTTGATATTCCAAATGTTAAACTTGCTTGTCCACCTATGTCAGACAATACCTCACTAGCACTACGACCCTCGACTGTTGTGCCATCTATTTTTAAAAAGTCATTATCAACCACACCACTTGTAAATGTAGGAACATTGCCACTAGATATACCAAATGTTAAAGCTGATTGACCACCTATATCTGATAATACTTCTGATGCTGATCTACCCTCAATACTTGTACCTGCTACTTTTAAGAAATCATTATCAGCTACACCACTAGTAAATACAGGTATATCTCCATCTGATATTCCTGTTATACTTGAAGACAAAGGTGTAAAAGTAATCACCTCTACTATATCATTTACAGTAGCACCTGCAGTAAGCGTGACTGTAGTGCCACCTGACAATGCATAGTCAGTTGTTTCTTTTAAAAATATACCATTTAAAAATACATGGGAAGAAGAATTAACAGCTAGTGTTGGCCCGCTATTATCTGCAGCTCCATTAAAAACTGTTTGATTACTGATAGCTGTTTTTGTCCATCTTTGCTGTATAGAACTTAATGCTGTACTAGCTACAACTAATTCATTACTAGCATCAAGATATGCTGCTTTACTTGCAGGTTGAGTGACAAATACTTTTTGATTACCTGTACATGTTATCTTATTTGTATTACCTGCAGATGTTTGTAGTACTGTTGTTCTAGCTAAAGTTGTACCACTAGCAGTATATGTACCTATACCTACTTCAAAATTGTTTCCATCTGCAATACAATAATATGTAGTATTGCCATCACCAATATCAGCAAAAGAACGAAACCCATCAACAGCACCACCAAGAGTAAGTGTTCCTGTTCCTGTCGTACTAGATGTTTCTTTAATTCTGTCTTTTAAGACTAGTGCCATTAGGTAATCCTAATAATAGCTGAGCTTGTTGTTGCGGCTGGCATAGTAACTGTAAATGTACCATTGTCTGATGATTGAGTAGTACTAAAATCAATAATTGCTACAGCTTTATTACCCTCTGATGAATTATAAATAATCGCACCATTAGCATCTATTGTAGCATTAGTAAATTGAACATTATCAAAATGAACAAAAGCTGTTGACGCATTTGCACCACCTGTTACTGTAACATTTGTTAAATTTGCACCACCTGCACTATAGTTACCTGTATTACTTATCTCGTCACTATTACCTGTAACAGCAGAATAATTTGCTGTGGTTGCATCATATGTTCCTGATTCACCTGATTTAATTAAAGCTAACTTAAATGTATCTGTTCCAAATGTGTGTATGCCCTTTAGTAATTCTTCTTTAAATGTATTACATAAGGCTGTTTGTATTCCCATTTTAATCTCCTATTATTTATACAAATAGAGAGAGCAAGTTGCCCTGCTCCCTCTTTTGTCATTTAAACTACCATTAAGCTAAGTAGTCTCTGTCTACTTCATCAGCTGCTCTAGTTGCAGATAAAGGTTGGACTATCATCCAAAATTTAAATGCACCTGCAGATGGAGCATTAGAACCTGCAGTCTTAGCATTAATTACAGTAGCAGTATCAAAATACTGTGCATTAGTATTTGTAGATACTGTAGTTGCATTTAATGTCTTAGCTGCATTAATGTCTCCTGTACAGATTAAGTCAGCATCACCTGCTGTGCCAAACTCTACAGCATTAGCACCACCAATAGTGGCAGCTTCTGTACAAGTTGCACCACAAGCAATAACAACACTATGTGCAGGAGCAGTTCCTATTGCATGAGTAGAACTAGTTGTAAGGCTTCCGTGAGCAATCGCATCAGTTTCAACCTTGTATGCTTTAGTTAAAGCCATTCGTTAGTTCCTCCTATTAAGCTGCTAAGTTATATTTTGCAGTTACGATAGCTTCAGGTCGAAGTATCTTTCTGCCATATAGATGCATACCACGAACAATGTCAGCAAAGCTGTCAGGATCACGATATGTTTCTGTTTTACTGATTTGCTCAGCAGTTGCAATAGCAGAACCATGACCTGCAACAATTACACCAAAGTCTGTGTTTTGTGCGCCAGAATGTTTTCTTTCTGCACCACCAGAACCACCATCAACTTCAGGTAAGTTACTAGATACATAAACTCTAAAACCTTGTAGGTTGTTAAGAACTAAACCATTCTTTACAGATGCTTCTGCATAGTCAGCATTCATTAACTTAGAGTTTTCGTCAGATAGTTGCTCCATAAAGATTGGATCAATTACGAGCCATCTATCTTGAGTATCTACTTGCTGTTGATTCAACATTCTACCCATTCTATTAATAATCTGCATTGGGGTAACACTATCTGTTGAGATAGTAGTAGCACCCGGTAGAGTATTTTCAATAGGAATAGAATTGTCTCCACCACCTGAAATGAAAGATCCTCTGTTCAACTTCATTGAGGATAAAAGTTCGTCTGATCCTGCAGTTGATACAGCTTTAGTTCCATTAACAGTTGTATTAACAGCACTTCCTTTAGCATGTAAAGCAGCTTGCTTATAACCTGACAAGTATGCAAGAACTTCTTGGTCATACTGATCTGCTAATCTGTAAGCAGCTCTATCAGTTGCTAACTGCATAAAATTTATGTGACTCTGAGCTTCTTCAATGTCATCCATTTTAAAAGCATAGTAGTTTGCTTTATCGACAACAAGGCTAAAGTCTTCATCATCAAGATCTTGTGCAGTAACTGTAGTACCTCTTTTGTACTCACTAACTGAAATTTCTGGTTCTTTAATAATCCTAACTGTATCGCCTTGATTAGAAATTTCACCAAAATAATCAGAGTTTGTTATTTCTCCAACAACAGTTGACTTACGAAATGCAAGCTGTACCTGTTTGGAATAAATGACTGGTGAAAAATTACCATTGGGTAAATTTCCATGAGTCGCTTCTTTTGCAAAACCTGCCATAATAAATTCCTCCTATTATTGTTTTGCTTTGATTAATAAAGCTAAACATAATCAGAAGAGGCTATACGTTTTAGAGTGCATATACATGGGTCTATACTAGTATAGGTAGTCTTTATTTAGTTTAGTCTTTAGGTTTAACTTATACACAAAGGTAGTCTGTAGTAGAGGCTTTGTGTCTAAGGGTTAGTTATACTGATAAATTATTTTTTGTCAATAGTTTATCTAGCATTTCCTGATAAATCATAGATTATTTTACCTGCTCTATGAGCTTCATTGATTTTATCAGCATTCTTTTCGTATTGTTGATCTGTCATTTTAGCAATATCAGACTCTTTAATTGTATCGGACATTTCAGTAGGATCTACTTTTGTTTTAGATCCTTTGTCTACCAACGAGGCAGCAGCTTTTGTTTTATTTTTCTTATCCGATCTTGTAAGTCCATTATCAACTTTATACAAATCAATAACACGTACAACCGAAGCAGCATCATCCGTATTTTCGTACAGAGCATTTTGAACCCATTTAGGCTGTGCTTCAACCCAATCGTGAAATTTGTCGGAATCACGTAATTCATCAAAGTCTGAATGTGCTTTCCTAATTTCATTTTCTGCACGACTCCTTGTTGCTTCTTCTTTTGCTTTATTAAGTTCTTCTATTTGAAGATTAGCTTTATCAAACATTTGTCTAGCTTTTTTGTCAGCTATAGTTTCAACTATTCCTGCTACATCAGGGTACTTTTCTACCCAAGCTTGTAAATCTTGATCTGATTTTGGTGGAACTAGTTGTTTTGTTTTATCTAACTGACTTTGTAATTCTTGAATTTTGGCATTATATTCTTTTTCTTTAGCAGCTAAATGTCTTCTAACATCACCATATCTAGTTTTAAAAGATTTTTCTTCATCACTAAGTTCAACTTCTGGTTTTGCTTCTTCTTTTTGTTCTGTTTCTTTTTGAACAGATTCTGTTTGTTCTTCCATAAGTTGCTTTAGTTCTTCTTCATCTTTTTTAATTCTGTCTGCATTTGTTGTTCTTGTTCTTTTTACAAACCCAGCAGCTTCTACTTTTTTTACATTTTCTAATTCTGGCATTTTACTTCCTTTCTTGGGGTCAACATTGTTGAGTAGCCAATTACTTTTTATTTCTACGTTTTCTTTTTGTTGCTAGTCCTCCTTTTTTCATTGCAAATTTCTTTGATGCTTCACCACCACCATAAGCTTTAGATAAATTTTCTTCATCTGCATCTACAGGATCTTTAGTAGGTGTAGAATCTGTTTCTGAAACATCATCTGTTGTATTTGTTGCATTATTACCCATACCAAAATTTGCAAGAGTAGCATCTACATCTACATCTCTACCACCAAAATTTTGTACATTTTCTGAATCAGAAGTTGCTAGAACAGTATTACTTCCTGCTCCATCACCAAAATTAGAAGAGGATACATTACTTACATTTGTATCTACTCCATCTAATCCACCGATAGATAATTGAGGTCCTTGCATAGGTAAGTTAGGTCCTATAGATGTATCATAAGCAGGATCAATATTACTACTACTAATATTACTACTACTTAAATTTAAGCTATTGCTACTTGCAAAGTTTGCAAAGCTAGGGTTCATTTTAGATATTTGATCAGATATTAATGTAGCTGATGCATTAATACCTTTCTCAGCTATTTCAGTATTCATAATCCAACCTTGTAATCCGGGAAGATTATCTTTAGCTTTACTATACATATCTTCTAAAATATCAGCAGTTTCTTCATCTCCAGCTTTATTTAAAGCATTAATCATAACTTTTGTTTTAGCAAAACCATCTCCAGTTGCCATACCTGTAACTACTGCACCTACTAAAGGATTAGCTATTGTAGCCATACCAGATATTAATCTTTCACCCATACTAATCTTTAATTGACTTTCTGCCTCTTTTATAAACCTATCTCTATCCCAACTACCAAAATTATAAACTTCAGGATTCATACCCCAAGAATCTATCTTAGGTGGTTGTTGATTAGATGACCTATCTTTTCTTTCTTCTTTTTGCATAGGACTAGGTTTATTTATAGACCAAGGTGGTTGTGTAAATTTTGTATCTTCAATAGGTGTTACAATACCATCTATAAACGTAACTTCTTTTGCTTCTCCTGTTTGACCATGATAATACATTATTTTTTGTATATTGTTTTTGCCTGTAGCTTCTGGTTGACCTGT